GGTCAAATGCGTCTTTCGCTGTTTTCTGTGCCTTATTATCATTCCACTCGAGGCCCATACTAACAACATGTTGTTTCTGCATATTGAACATGCCTTCAATGACACGGCGACATGTTTGCCACCACTCTTCAGATCCTGTCGCATTTGGATCAAACTCACTAAGTCTGCGAGCGTATGTTCTTTTAAATGTTACATATCCAAGAGGGCCCCAAGGCACCTCGGCTGCTGTATATGGATCTATGAAAGAGTCCGAAAGTCTAAATCTGCGAATATTCTCAATTGTTTTCATTTTGTTGTTCCTTTAAATTTGTGATATTTTGATTGTAAATAATTTCTCTGCATTTTGGGTGTCAGTGCTACGGGACTTGTTGCTACCCCGTTATTAATTGTTGTTGTAACGGCATTGTTTTTCGGTAATATCCTAATCTTTACACTGGAAGTGTCCATAAATAAATCATAGATAATCCCATCAGGGCCGTTTCTGTTTTTTGCGACAAAGATTTTACCTGTATTGTTTTGTTTATCATCGATTGTCCGTGAGACTGAGAAGATGAAGTCTGCCACAAAACACTTGTTGAATGCTTCGGAAATTTGTTCCATTGTGATCACCTCGGCATTTAATCCAGAACGATTTGTCTGGGAAGCTGTCCAAATTGGACAACAGAATTCTGTTGAAAGCGCCCTGAGTTCTTCGTAAATTGATTCCAATTCGTTTCTCTTCTCTTTTCGTATCACTATCGGTTTCAAGAGATCAGCATAATCAACAATAATCATGTCAGGCTCGATGCCTCTTTTAACCAATTTGTTAAGATGATTTTTTATTGTACCAGTTGTCGCCGACTTTGTAGGATATTCTTTAACAATTAAACGACCATCTAGATCTTTAATCTTATCGTAAACCTCGCTTTTAAATGCCGAAAGTTCTGATAATGGGAAATCCGTAATACAGCTATCATATCTTTTGCCAATGACGGTCTCTTGGAGTTCAAGAGTATAATGGATAACAGTTTTGCCTTTCATTATCGCTTGAGATCCCAGATGTACCAGAACCATTGACTTGCCAGCACCTGTCGGTGCAACGACCACTCCAAGTTCTTTTTGGCCTAGGCCACCTCCAGAAATCTCATCCATTTCTTTCCAACCTGTGGTGATTGGATTCCTAAAGCGCGGCAAATATCTCTCTTCAAAGTCTACCAAGTAGTCATAGCCGAAATTGTTCTCGGAGCCCAGCTTAAGGGAGTCATTAATAATTTTAGAGATTTCATCGAAAGAACAAGATTGAAACAAATCAACCGACTTTAACATGGCCTCTTTTAGGTTCTGCTTTCTGCAGAAATCCAGCGACTGTTCTTTAATGTACTCGGAACTTTCTACCTCTGAAATCGAGATCTTACTGAAGTACTCCGTTGTTTGTTGTGAGACTACCTTGTCTTCTCTCTCTAACTCGGTTTGTAAGATAGTATCAATGATTTGCTGACTAGGGTGTTTAGAGTATCTTTGTCGATAATCCACTATCTTAGATGTAAAAAGACGCAAGTATTCAAGCTCTAGAAAGTTGGTATCAAGAACCTCTAGAATTTGATCGGCGAATGGTCGATCATCTAAGATAAGATGTACTAGATCCTCTTGGAAACTCTTTCCATATTTACTGAAACTTGGTCGGTTAGACAATGGTACCCTCTTTATGATTATAACTCTTTATAGGAAGAGTGCAAGTTAACACGACAATAAAATTTTATTAAGGTGTGTTTTTAGATCTTCCCAGTTAAGTTCGCCGAAACCATCAGCAGTCATAAGTGATATTATCTTAGTTTTGTTAAATGTGCAATCAAAGTTTTCTACGGATTCTTGAACAAACTTTTTAGCTTGCACAGAAAGTAATGGCGCGTATAGTTGCATCATTTTATAATTATGTGAGATTATGTTTTTCCCCTCAATAATACTTGTAAAAAAGCGTAATTTGCTGTCGGCCTTTTCGCAAAAATCCACTAACTCATTAATTGTATAGTCTTTTTCAGAAGCAAGAAAAGATAATCTTTTTTTGACCGAAACAAGGCCGGCACCTTTGATCCCCGGAAGGTTGTCAGATGGATCTCCGATGATCGCTCTCGCGAGGGCCATGTTAGTGGGGTGAACTCCGAATTCTTCAACAATACGGTTTTTATTCATAAGTTGATTTACGGTTGGCCGGTATACTACAGTCTCGTCATCACATAACTGAAGGAAGTCCTTATCATTTGAGATAATTACCTTTTGCCAGCCCTTGTATCGCTCCAGACTACACGCGTACGCGATCACATCGTCTGCTTCGATCTCTGGTAGCATTATTTGCATAATCGGCATCTCGTTGAAGTAATCAACCACACGAGATTGTTGCCAGATTTTGTTCATAACTATTTGATTGTCTGTCAAGTTGTGGACCGATCGGTTAAGGCGCAGCGGCTTGCGGCCGGCTTTATAACCCTTATCGAGGCTTTTCCTTTTCGCGGATCCGTTCGGACCATCCCAGATTACCAAAATTTCATCTGGCTGGGTCATGCGGACAAGCTTTTGCATAATTTTTATAGTACCCTTGATACCTCCAATCGGATCTCCATTGGTGGACAGGGAAGGGTCAACGATGTAGGCGCGAATAAACATATTCAACGCGTCGATCACGATAACTCTCTTTTTATCTGTTTTTGTCATTATATTCTCTCCATAGTTTATCTCTTCTTGAAATCGCTGTCGCGATCATATAGTGTAACCGAGCCCAGTCGGGATTCTTGGATAGAATCCTTTCTGCTATTTCCCCCGGTTGTGGGAATTCTTCGGGCGTGTGTTCAAGCGTTACCTTCTCGCAAGCCCCGCACATATCATGATGTGTTTTCTTCATAAAAAACCCTCCGACAGTTAATAGCATAACCGATCGGAGGGCTCAAGTCAAGTGTTTTCTTCACTCTTTTATGGGAACAGATAGATCTTCTGGATCTTCATAATAAACAGCAGCGGTTCCCTGCCTCTTGTCGAACTTCTGGACTATCTCTTCATTCATGATACTGATGACTCTATTTTTGAAATCTTCATCTGAGGTTACCAACGCGGTCCATTTTGATGGCTGAAATTTCTTCGCATACCCATCGGGCATTGTTAGAGTGTACCAAGCGCCGGCTGACGATAGGTATTCGCTGCCCTTGATTGCATCGAACCAAGATTCTTCATCTCGGATACCGACATCTTCGGTGCCCCACATAATGCGGAAAGCACACGATCGACCTTGAGTACCGAAACGAGATTTTTCTAGTTTCACCTTAACTTCGGAGCCAATACGAAAACCCTTCTCATCTTCGATGAATGCGGACTTTGCCTTACGACCGGTCAGCCAAATACGAAGAGAATAAGCATAATGCATCGCCTTGCCACCGGGGGTGACATAAGGCGTTGTCATGGCAATCTGCCTAGCCATGGGTCCTTGGGGGATATTTGTCTTCAATTGGTTTAATACAATAAAGGTTGCTTTCTTGTCTGCAATCGGAATAACAAGTTTTGACATTCCTTTCGCAAGAATGCGAGCCTTCACTGCCATTGAAGATTGAGGGTTGAAATCGCCCTCGACATCGGAAACCGCCGGCGTGAACGCCAGCGAGTCCCAAATAAATACGAGTTGTTCATCAGTAGCACCGAGCAATTCTTCGATAGTCTCCAAAACAAACTCGACAGAGGATGCTTGAACATACATTAATCGCTCTAGGTCGCATCCTGAGCGCTCCAAGAAGCTTGGGTCGATGGCAGACTCCGAATCGAAGTAAACGACCATCTTGCCCGATTTCTGAGCGTTTGCGGCAACTTGTGTTGCCATATAAGATTTACCAGTCGATTGAAGACCGGCAATCTCTGTGATCTTGCCAACTGGAACCCCAGCAACTTGACCTTTACATATAATGGAATCTAACCATCTTGAGCCAGTTGGAATCCATTCTTTTACAGATGTGGGATTATCCCCTGTAAGATCGTGGGCTACATTCTGGCCTGCTTTCTTATTAACTAATTTCATCAAGTCTTTCATATTGACTCGACCTGCTTTGGCTTTGGTCATTTTGCCTCCTTAAAAAATGGCAGCAGACTTTAACCGGTCTGCCAGCGGCTGCAGTTATTCTGCTGTGTCTTCGACGGCTGTGTCAGTTGCCGTATCTTCTTCATCCTTGTCACAGCCCATAGTAAGGGCTAAGGCAAGGATTGGTCCGATAAATCGCATTTTTGTGTCTCCTTAGAATGCAGCAGACTTTAACCGGCCTGCCAGCGGCTTAAGCTACTCTGTTGTTTCAGTAGCTATGGTTTCCGTTGTTGTGGGGGGGATTGCTTCTTCTGTAGAAGTCTCGGCGGAAACCTCGACTGTTGTGGTTGCCTCCACTGTTTCAGCTTCGGGCGCATTGATACTAACCTCTTCAGCTGGGGCCTCTAATGTGCATGTCCCATATGCAGTAGCAACGATAAGCGCTCCTCCTACAATACTTATTTGGACCTTCCAGCGGGCCAGCTGTGATTTTAACCATTCCATAACATTTCTCCTTTGTATAGAAAATTGCGGCACCCAATTTCAGCCGGGGTGCCAGCGGCTTACTAACAAGCTACTTAGTTGCCATCAATTCATCAAAAGCTGCATCAACTGGATTGATAGCGGGCTCTTTGTTATACTTGCTTGTCTCGTTGGAGCGAGACTCAGCAGAGGCACCACTAGCCAATTGTTCATCCAAGATAGCGTCAATTTGTTCGGGGGTATGACGATCAAAGAGTGAATCAATATCGGGAATGCCTTCTAGGAGGGCGGGGATGGCCTCGATATCCTCCAGTAGAGCAGATGTGCTTCGACGCATCTTAAGGCTTGTTTGTGGATAAGCACCGGGGGTTGTTGGTTTGGTATAAACCAACGAAATGTCAGTTCCTTCAAGGGTATCAGTAATATCCCCATATTCTGGGTCAAGAATATAGCCAAGAAGAAGTTCATATGCTCTCTTACCATAGCCGTAGACTTTGATGCCTTCGTCTTCGCGACCACGAACCAAGACTGGTGAGTAATACCGCGCTCGGACAAAGAGAGACTTTGCAAGCTTTTTGGATTCTTCGTCATTGTTAGCTGTTCCATCTTTCCAAAGTTGGGAAGCGAAATCGCAAATTGGACAGCGCTCACCATAATTGCGTTTGGGGCATGTGATGCCTCCCCTATGATCTCCAACATTATAGTGGATATACATTTCCTTAAGAGGGTCTCCATCTGCGGTTGGTACAATCCGGACCACCTGTTCGCCCTCGTCGGGCTTAAACCATGCAGAGTTGCCGTCCCCCTTATCTTCGCCTCTGAGATGGGCGAGTTTCTTTTTCATCAGTTCCATGTTAATTGACATTAGTTTTTTCTCCTATTATTGTTGTAAAGTATGCCAAGCTTTCCTTGACACCTAATGTACTACTCTTGCTCAAGCTTGTCAAGAGTTTTTTGTTGTTGTGTTGCGTTGGTGTGGGTAACGCAGAACCCAAAATCGTGTAAGTGTGTTTCCCAAATACCATATGAAATTTTGCGAAATGCATTTCTAGGTTTTTCCTTGAGAATATCAACTATTTGTTTATGTAAGCCGCTCTCTTTTTCTAATCTTTCTTGATTTATACAAATATAATAACATGTCTCGCGGGGGATGTCAAGGTCAAAAAGCCAGTTTTCTGATAAAGTTTT